TGTAATAAAGATGTGGAATCTTTAATAAATTTAATTAAAAAATTTAAAGATTTTGAATAATTGAACTTTCAGCGGTCATGTTGCCACTCAACCGCAATATATTTAATTAGACTCATCATCTTTAAAGTCTTCCAATTCTTCTTTAACTTGTTTAGCTCTAGATACCATCTCTTTAAATTTTTTCCATAAATTAATACCATAAGCTGATTCAATATTTTCACTTACGCTAGTTAACTCAATAAAAAGAAGTGTAGATGTTACCAATTTAGTAAGGATTAAAGGTATACTTGTAAATAAGCCAATTATGTCACCAAGTATAAAGTGCTCTATACTGTAAAATAAAATTACAGCCCCTTGATATAAAACCATCTTAGAAACAATTTGTGACATCTTACGGCTGGTGATTTTTTGTTTAAGCTTCTTAGCTCTGATAATGCCAAATATTGTATCAGCTGCTATAGCTATACCAACAAGGATAAGTAAAGGTATAATGGGCGTTAAGAAAGTTAAAAGAATTCCAACAATGGTTATTGAAGAATTTCTTATATTTAAAATTAATTGGTTATATTGTTCGTTTAACATTGTTTAAAAGATTTAATCCTTATAGGCAAATAATAATACTAAAATGGATATAATATATCAAAAATAAAAGTTATTGTAATAGGGCAAGAATAGGCAAGAATAGGACATTAAGAAGGATAGGTGGCAAACCCAGAATCATATCCAGAAGCATTAATATTAGGTCTCATATCAACATTAGTATTTGTTGAACTTGTATAACCACTAAATAAGTTAGAATTTTGGCAAAGATAATTTTTAAGTCTGGTTTCATAAAACTCAGCACGATTCTTCAATTCATTTCTAAGATAAGATAATACTGTTTGGTCAACTTGAGATGAGTTATCACCAAATTGTGATTGTGGGCCTTTATTTTTAATTTGATACTGAATGAATGGTAATGCCATTTCAGCTGCTCTATAAGCTAAAGCTGGTTTAATATGCATTACAAGAGTTGTTTCATCTGTAGTAAGTGTTTGTGCTGAATAACTATCTAAAAGATAATTATAAAAATTGGTACCAAGAATTGGTTGTATATACATATCTTGAGCAGGATCAATATTTTGTACAATATCTTTAATATCAAGATTTTGATTAAATACTGTATTCTCACGGATATATGTTTCTGAGATAAAATATACCATATTATTTATTTAGATGGTGTTAAGTTAATATTAGGTTTATTTAGAGTCATTTTAACACCAAGACCGTTGATGCCAATAAACTTATTAAAGATATTTTCTATATCTTTTTGTGCTGGTTGAATAACTGAACTATTAAAGATATGATAAGCATATTCTAACTCACCAGAATTCCCAAGCGAACCTGGTGTCTTTAAACCAAGTAATTGAGGATCTAATTGATGAGCATAACAGATTTGTCTTTGAATGGTATCAGTTAGTTGTAGGAATGTCTTATCTAATTTATTAGCATCCATTTGTGTAACCGCAGGTGCTAATTCTTTACCATCAGAGAATGTAACCATAGCTCTACCAGTTTTCCTAGCACCAGCAAATGATTGGTTTAAATCATAAAGAACTTGTTGTTTTTCTTCTTTAGTTGATGGTTTCTCAAAATATTGGATAAGAATACTAGGATTAATACTATTTAAAATATTAGCTTTATGATATTGAGACATTTCACCGTCAAGTACAACCCAATTAAGAGCTGATTGATATGATGGCTCAGCATATAGTTTCTGTCCTGGTGATGTAACTTGAAACATGTATAATTGACATGCATCTGTTTTATTATAAGCATCAAATGCTACATATTTTTTAGTTTGATATTTAGTATGATATGTCCAATCCCAATTATATAAAAAACTAGTTGGTTCCATATGTTCATCAACCTTATCTATATGAATTTTATCTGGACTAATACGTTTTAATCTAATAATTTTAGTATTATCCTTATTCCAAACCACTTCAATACATACTCTTGAATGGATAAAATAATCCATAGCAATTTCATTTAACATACTATCAAATTGAGAAGTTAATTGATTCAATGAGATTTTACCCATACCATCTAATCCTGATGAATCAATTGAATAACCATTACCAGTAGTGAGTAATTTTTTGAAATTAATAATAGCTGCGTGTAACGGTGATTGATGATATAAACGATTTAATTCTTGAGGAAATAAACCATTAACACCGTAAAGATAACCATTAGCTGTACGATTAAGATAATCACTTGTTTGTGAATAATCTATATTTATATTAAATGTTTGTAATGAAGTTTCAAGTGGCTTGATAACTTCAGTTTTAAGTTGTATGTCTTGTTTTTTAAATCGGTCAAATAGTCCCATAATTTTTATCTATAAATAATTTTTATCTATATACTTCAGCTATCTCGGTATCAATTCCATTTATAATTGCTTTACCAGTACTAATAATAGTACCTGTAGTTGCGCTTATGTGTAGTGTTGGTATTGCTGATTCATATATATTATATGTATAGCTACCACTCTTTAAATTAACCGTACAAGCAGTTAAATTAGTATATGTTGAACCAGTTTCAATAATATCAAAACGATTAAAACGACATTTATATGGTGATAAATCATTGCCAGTAAAATATGTAATGTTACTCGGATTAATATCATTAATGAATTCAAATAAATAATTACAATTAATTAAATTCGATACACTTGTTAATTCAAGTATAACTGGGTTAGTTGTGTTTTTATTCAAATAAATCATCTTTAGAAAATCATTGTCAATTTTTCTTGTCTGACATCATATATTCTTAAATTATATTATAATAGGGTATGTTCATTAACAAAAAAGGCCCCATAATAGGGGCCAATTTTAGATAAAGCTTAGATTAGATTAAGCAATAAGAGTAGAGATAATTGAAGAATTAACTTCGTACATTAATTCTGGTTCTTCCGCTACGAAAGTTAACGTGTATTTAGAGCCATCACCTTTAGCGGTACCAGAACCTTCACCAAGTGCTGTTAAGTTAGCTGAGTTAGCATAACCTACATACCAGTAAAGACCGTTACCATCTTTAACGATTATTTTAAGGTCACGTTGTCCAGCTGCAACTAATGCAATTGAATTACGTTTAGCAACTTCTCTACGAGGAATAGAAAGAGTTACAGTAGTTGTGAAAAATGTTGAACCATTTTCTAAACTGATAGCTGCTTCTTCAACGTAGTTAGCAGTGTTCTTATTAAATTGGTATTCAACAAACTTAGAGCTACCAGACATAGAAATTGCTGTAACAGTGCCAGCTGATACAGTTGTACTAGTTACGAATTCTGAAGGGGCAATATAGAATTTAACAACACCTCCTGTGTTATTATCACAAGATTTTAAGATTGATGTTAATGATGTATTACAAGCCATTTTATTTAGTGTTTGTTTTTAAGTTTCTTGTATTAAAAAGGCCGACTGTTGCTAGTCAGCCTAATTTAATAATTTATTTTGTTATAGTTTATTAGTTAAAGTAAACAATTTCTGATGAGTTAAGGATACCAAAACCAACTTTTAAGTAAACAGCTGTTCTTAATAAAGGTTGACCAGTTGTTTCAGTTAAGTCGATAGCTTTAAGGTCAGTTGAATCGTTTTCACCGTCAATTAAGTAAACTAAATTGTCTTTTCTTGTCAAAACTATCTTGTTTGAAGACATACCTGGAGCTTCAACAACCTTAATGCCTGCGAAGTTAGGGCCTAATAACTCAGTTACGTAATTAATAGTGTTACCTTTTGATGCAGCAATTTGGAATGCTGTGAAAACGTTTGAAGCTACATAGAAACGTAAATCAGCTTTACGAGCTGATTGTACTGAAGCTGGAGCAGCTAATAATACAGCAGTTAAGTTATCAATTACGTTAGCAACAGTTGAAGCTGTTAAAGTAACATCAACTACAGAAGAATCAGCAAGTAATAATTTTTCAAAACCATCACATAATGTACGGTAAGCGTAGTCACCAGTATAAGTTGCACCTGTACCAGCTGTGTTACCTTTCCACATTAGATCACCAATTTCAGATTGAATTTCTCCACCTAAAAGGTCCCAATAGTGGTTCATGAATGATTGAACTGTCCAGTTCATAGAACCTTTAGCCATCTCTAAAGAAACGAAAGAAGATTCGATATCCTTCTTACAAATTTGTACTTGAGCTTGTAAAGGACAAACTGACATGGTTATAGCGTTTAATGCTGTAGATGAACTTGAGAAATCACAAGTTTCAGCTTTTAAAACTGATGGGAATGTTGCTGTGGCAACTTTAGTTGATGATTTTACACCTGGGATAACCTTGAAGTTGTCAGCAATTTCTTGGTTGATGTAAGCCTTAGCATACCATTCAGAAGGATTTGGACACAATAATGCGTTAGAGGCAATAGTCAAGTCGAAATTTAATTTTTTCATATTTTTTTATTTTGTTTTTGTAATTTTTTAGTTATTAAAATTAAATTAGTAATTAATTATTTTTGTTCATTTTAGTCGTTTAGAATTTTGAAGAATGAAGCTAATGCAACTTGTGCTTTATTATCTTTCATTTCAGTATCTACTGTGTCTTCAGTTGAATCCTCTACAGAATCTGCTTCAATTAATGTTTTAATCTCAGCAATAACTTTGTAAAGTTCATCAAGTTTAGGTTGTACAATAGCCATAATAGCTGCTTCATCAACTTGTGCTTCAGTTACTGGAGCTTCTGCTGGTTCGGCCATTTTAGTTTCTTCCTCTTTAGGTTTTTCTTCTTCAACCTTAGCAGCTTCAACTGGTGCTTCTTCTGTTTTAGGTTTAATTTCAGTAATCTTCCCATCAACAGTAACTACTATGCTACCATCAGTTAAGATATGTTCACCATCAAAGATTGGAGCTTTCTCCATATTTTCATCCATGATATAAACTTCACCTCCAACTTCTAATTTAGAAATCCAAATTGGTGTGCCATCTTCTAATTTTGACATCTCGTATTTTTGTTTTGTCATTTTGTTTTGTTTTATTTTATTGGTTATTTTATTTAATTTTAATCCTAAAAACCCTTCAATTGAGTACCCTAAACGGTCTTTAGCAATTATTTCTCGAACAAAATATTCTTTATCTGTAAATTGTGATACCACAAATACGCTACCTTCTGGAACATTAATACCATACTTTGTAAAGCTTGGGTCTGTTTCTGATGGACCAGTAATCCAACTCTCAAGGATGAAAGATGGTGCTTCTAATTCATTATTATGGTCTAAGTTGAAAACTGCTTTACCCTTATTAAGCATAAAATCTTCATATAAAGCTTCTATTGTTTCTTTATCAAAAACAACTTCATATGCACCAAGTTCATCGTCTCTACGATAAATTGGTAAATCTGGAATAAGGATTGGTGCTGCTAAACGATATTTTAACTCGTCAACGAAGAAATAATCCATTTTAATTGTTGAATTGAAAGCTATACCACGGGTAATAATTGCTGGTGTTGATGTGTAGGCTATTTGTGAAATTCCGAGATGTTCTCCATCTGTTGAATATTCATCATCAATACTTATTTTATATCTTGGTAAATTGTTAGACATAT